TATTGTTTTCCCTATTCTATTCTGCTTTCTGATATAACATTTCCTAAAGGGTTATATATCCTAATCACTTTTTGCCACTCGGTCTGCTCTAACTGCTTTGACAGATATAACAATTCCGCGTTACCCTTAGCTATTGCCTTTTTATCGGCAAATGGTAAGGGCTGCATTAGTACTCCTCTTGTAGCATTATCCGCGGCTATTATAAAATGGCTCGGCAGTTGTTCGCTTTGTACTGTGAAATAAGCAAATAAAATATCGATATTATCAATATGCGCCTCCACTGTACCAGTGTGTAAACCTGTGTCCCAATCGCCTGTTGTTATCGACAATAGAGATTTATTGTTAAATAAATCCGATACAGTTCCTTTAAATTCATTAAGTTTATTAGTGTATTCTATACTAAACTTTGAATTTGTTATCATGCAGAAGATAGAAATTTCTTTTGAAAGACGCAATGAAAAGCTTATTTTTTGATTAAAGTCATTCATAGCAGATAACAACGTACAGTTTGTAATTATCTGTTCTAAAAACTTACGGATACAATCATTTCCTGAAAAATCATTTAATTCCTTTTCTGCAATTTGATATGTGTCAGCAATGACAATTCTAAAGTCCTTATTCATTGAAAGCATTTTTATAATATTATTCATTTTTATCACCTCAAAGTCATTGTACTCTATCACGCAGCGTGATACGCAAGCCTTTTATTAATACGTTTATTTGTTAATAGTATTGACTTATTTTAGTTAACTACATAATAATTATGATTTATCAAATTCCAAGGAACGCATCCGTTACGCAAAAATAAAAAAGCTGCAACCCATAAGGATCACAGCTTTTATGCGGAAGAAGAGACTTGAACTCTCATTAATACCGGCAAGAATAGCGTAATCACTGGGTTTGTTGTGTATCGTGTTGCATTTCGTGTTGCATTTTTTCGAAGTAATCCAATGCCTTATTTGTCATTTTCTCTCTTACCTCCGGTAATGCATGGCGGTACACTTCTTTCAACACTGAATCATTCCCCCATCCGCCAGACTCCATAATATAAGCATCCGGTGTTCCAAGTGCGTGCTGTATCGATGCATTGTAGTGCCTTAAATCGTGGAATCTGAAATGAACAAGTCCCGTATGCTTGAGTATGGTTTTGAAACGATTTGTGATGTCGTTCGGCGTTAAACCTAGAGTATCCTCCGGCATATTGCGAATCTTATCCCCCACAAAGGAGGGGAATGTTACATATCTGTCTCCGGCGTAGGATTTTGGAGCTTTTATAATCCATTTCGCATCCGCGTTAAGCACCATCGTTTTTGATATGTGAATCGTATTCTTTTCGAAATCCGTCTTTCTGTTAAATGCGGATATTTCACCACGTCTCATAGCACCGTAAGCGGCAAGCATTACCGGGACTTCCATATCAGTCTCATTAACTGCTGTCATGAGGGCTTTTATATCGCCCTCAGATGGAATATATATGTCCGGCCGTAGTTTCTTTGGCAAAGTAATTTGAAGCCGCAAATCAGGCCTGTATCGGTTCATAACGGCGGTAATGAGTCCGTTCATATCCCTAACGGTTTTGGGAGACTTCTTAATTGCAGCAGTATTGATCTCTCCTTGAATGATATCCTGCGTAAGGTTCTTTAGTTTGTAGTCCATAAGAGGAACCATACAATTTCGTTGCATACTCTTGTATTTGCGTATACTTGCTGGGGACAACACCTCGCTTCGCTCTTTAATATATCTTTCAAGAGCTTCCCCGAACGTGAGTCTATATACAGGTTTTGCGATACCGTCCTTTTTATCGGCGAACTCTGCCGCCATAGCCTCTGCACGCCGTTTCCCGGCCTTACTGGGGTCCTCACAAGTGAATGACTCGTAAACACGTCTTTGCTTTTGCTTTCCCGTTTTTTCATCAATGACGGGATTCTCTTCTTCGTCAAATACTGGTTCAAAGTGGCTAAATACCTGGCATCTCCATGAGCCAGACGGTAATTTTTTAGCTGTTGGCATAAAATCATCTCCTTTCTTTAAAATTAAGCATAAAAATAACACTCGGTACTTGCCCGAATGCCCCGAAGATGATACAATATCTTTGCATAAGTGCATATCTTCGGATATGTTGACCGTTCCTGATTGCAGTCAGGGGCGGTTTTTATTTTTTAATATCCAACTGCTGAAACTCCATATTCAGCTTGTTCAGCTGTGAAACCTTCATGCTCCAATTGTCCGATTAATCCATCCCTGGAAAATGAAGAGTAATCTAAATAATCCTGTGCTTTTTGCGCGGCTTGTTCGTTCCAGTCTGCTCCACAATTATCTGCGGCGAATGTAGCATCTTCCGTGGTAAAGCCCTCATGTTCAAGCTGTCCTATTAAACCTGAATATGAAAACGCAGAATAGTCAAGATAGCTCTTGCCTTTATCTAAAGCATTTTTCTGCCCCATAGTCATACTTGGCGTTGTACATGTTATTGATAGTTCACATTCATAGTCTGAAAACTTAATTTTGTATACAGTTGTTTGACCAGCTATAAGCGAAGAAGGGTTTTCGACATCCCACCCACTTAATTTTTTAGCCTCGGTCCCGTTAGTGTATTTTGCAGAGACTGTTATACCTGAATTTGAATTATCTATAACCGTCCCCTCTTCCGTGCTTCCTGAGTAAGAAGCACTGAGTTCCGTTATAGTTATTTCTTCCTTGTTTTTCTCTTTGGAAGTTTCTTTTTTAGTCTCGACCTTCGTTTGAGATTTCTCTTTTGAATTATCGGTGTCTTTGTTACCGTTAATTGCAAGACAAATAAAGAACCAAAAAATGAATATAATAGATAACAAGGCCCTTTTCTTTTTGCTCATATCCTTTTTTGTCACCCACATGTAGATTATTCCGATCGGTGGTAAAAACACCAATAACACCCACATTAGTATGTTTCTGCTTTTCTTTTCCACTGTCATTCTCCTCTCATTTGTACCTTTTACACCACATATATGTTAAGCCTGTTGGCATAACACCGTTAAATAAAATCTTTTAGCCTCAGCTCAATTAGTTTCTTGTCATATCCAAACAATCGTGAAAGTTGTGCTGTTGTAAATTCAAGATGTTCCTCAATTTCATTATCCGGAATTAGCAAATTGACCGCGAACCTGTCAGCCTCCAGCTCATATTTACAAGTATTGAAATTGGTTCTGGTATCCATAAAAATAGCATTATTCTTTTTATGCATCACCATATGTCCCAATTCGTGAGCGCATACAAACATTTTTTGTAACTCTGTTAATCTCTCATCTATATAGATGATATCACATTTCTGAAAATACTGATAAAATCCATTTACACCGTGCAACGGGAAGAACACAATAGTAACACCCATACTTCTTAATATTTCGAATGGGTTTCTAGTATCGTACTTTTTTACTACGCTGTTAGCTAGCCGATATGCATTCATTTTATCAATCCTTTTTTCTATACTTTTTCGGGGTAAATCTTTCTTTATTCTTTTTCTTAGCTAGTGCCATCCCTACCTCCATAGCTTGCAAGATAGATTCTATTGCTTCTGGCGATGCTGGATCTCCATTAAACATCAATCCTTCTTGTGACATCAACTGCTCGCGAAACATGTCCAGGTGTTTTTGTATATCTTTTTCATCCCTTGCATTTAGCATAGGCTCGTCAGATGCATATTCTCTACCTGTCATTAGATAATCGATTGTCACTCCAAAGTGGTCAGCAATCAATTGCAACTTGTCTGCACTTGGCGCAGTCTTTCCTTTCCATTTCGAAATCGTTCCTTTTCCAAAGCCTAAAGTCTTTTCTAGTTCAGATTGAGAAGTATTATTTTGCGTTATTAGTAGCTGAATTCGATCAGATAGATTCATAAAATTACCTCCTGAAAAAATTCAACAAAAACTATTGACAACGTTGAATATATTCTGTATAATGCAATCAAGAGTTGAATATATTCAACGAAATCATTTCGGTTGAATTTGTTCTTTATATTTAGTGTCGTTGCTATATATAATAGAATATTTTCAACTAAATGTCAATATAAAACGGTGAATATATTCAATAAAAAGGAGGTGAAATCTTGTTATACGACAAAATATGCAAACTTGCGAAGGAAAAAAAGACTTCTATCTATATGCTTGAAAAAAATGCTGAACTGTCTCATGGAAGCATTTGTAAGTGGAATAATAATATTCCTTCGGTCGACAAAATTCAAAAGGTCGCAAAGTTGCTAGGAGTGACAGTAGACAGTTTATTAGAAGACGCTCAAGGCGTAGAAAAGGAGAGAGAATGAACGAATTACAGATTTTTAACAGTCCAGAATTTGGACAAGTAAGAACAGTACAATTAAATAGCAAAACTTATTTTGTGGGAATTGATGTAGCAACAGCACTTGAATACGCAAATCCAAGTAAAGCGATTATCAATCATTGTAAAGGGGTTACCAAGTTGGGAATACCTTCTCAGGGAGGCACTCAGGAAACCAACGTCATACCAGAGGGAGATATCTACCGCCTAGTCATAAAAGCAGCAGACCAGAGCAGAAGTCAGAAAGTAAAAGAAAAGGCTGAACGTTTTGAGAACTGGGTATTTGACGAAGTACTTCCCTCTATTAGAAAGACCGGAACATACCAACCATCAATGCTTGAGATTGCCGAGACACAGCTTAAGGCTATCAAAGAAGTACATGGAGAGGTAAAGGCTGTGGATGAGGACTTACAGAACTTTAAACGGGACATGCCAATTCTGGGAATTGAGGAAAGCATAATCACAACGGCAGTAAAACGTATGGGTGTCAAATGCCTTGGCGGTAAGAACTCCCAAGCATACCAAGATAACTCATTGCGAACGAAAGTGTTTTCGGATATCCACAGACAGTTAAAACGAGAGTTCGGGGTTACTACGTACAAAGCGATTAAAAGAAGTCAGGTAGATAAGGCAATAGAGGTTATAGAAGCGTATGAACTACCTACAGTGTTATGGGAACAGGTTGTAGATACTAATTCACAGATAGCAATGTAAAAGGAGGAAAATATGGCTAGGATGATAAAAATTTCGGATATCACAGAAGATGGTAAAGAGAACAACGTTACAAGTATGGATACATCAGCGACAATAATGTTTGGAGCTTCTCAGGCTTATGGATTTCTAAGTCGAAACGGTTATTCTGTTGAGGAAATCTACAATATAGCAGACTTCCTCAAGATGATGGCTGACCTGGATTGCTAAAATCCGCCCTTGGTTGCTGGACTTGAATTAAATGAAGTTTTCGGAGTTAGGTCTGACAAAGTTTTTGATATTTTTTTGCTAATTTCGTCATACAGCTCAGCTATGCCTTGCGGTGGCATTTCCGAAACATCTTTTTGACTAAGGTACAGCATGGTTAAATCATGAGTCTTCTGGTCTCTATGTATTGACATTTTAAATATCTCCTTTCTTTTGTACTCAGCTCGCTACAGCCTGTACTTAGATTATAGGAGAACTGGAAGAAAATAACAATAAGGAGGTGATAACAATGCCAAGATTATCCATCAGCAAAGATGAAGAAATGAACCGGGCCTTAAGGGGCGGTATCAAATACGCCCAAGAGGTTAAAGGAATGGACGGATTAAAACTATCGAAGCTGACCGGAATCCCAAAGAGTACTCTGTACCACAAGATTAGGAATCCTGATAAATTTACCGTCCGTGAGTTGCGAATGGTTTTTAAGGTGCTTGGGTACCGCGAAGATGACAAGGAAAAGTTTGCCCGTGAATCAATATAGGAAAGGAGGACGGCGATTGCAAAAAGAAGAGAAGGAAATGGACCGCATAATGTCCGCCTGGGACTGGTTTGTAACAGGTTTAATACTTGGGAACATAAGCCTATTGGTGGTAATCCTGTACATACTGCAAGCGGGACCGTTGTAACAAAAAAGCGCATATACGAGGGTAGGACCTCATGCGCCAAGAAAATTATTCACAGTTATTTTAACAGATTAGGAGGGATTTTTAAATGGAAAAATGGATAGCTAGGGTCATTAACCCTTTTACAGCATCTACAGGTGATGCAATCATACTTGCGGGATGCAGGTACTTGAATAATGCACAGTATCCCAGTCTAGTTGAATTAGCAGCTATTATCGGGATAGAAAAGATAGAAGATGAAGCACCGGAGGACAAGCCATGTACAGAGGAGTAGGACCGGAAAGCGGGAATCAGGTACGTTTTGAGGATGCTTTTGCCTATGCCTGTGAGCGGTGTCTGAATGGGACCGTTGAGGAGCAGGAGACGTTTTTAGAACTGGCTCGGCACTGTGAGGATATGGATGATTTCGCTGAAAACTTGGTTGAGTGGTTCTTCTCTGGAAATTGGATTAGATGTATGAGTGACGGATTGGAAGATGATTTGTTATAGGAGGATGTTATGAGTCTTAGAGAAAAATTATCTGCTATACAGCAGGAAATCAAGGCTCCGAAGAATCTTAAAAATAGTTTCGGAGGCTATATGTACAGAAATGCAGAAGGAATCCTTGAAGCCGTAAAGCCTTATGAGGAGAAATACAAAGTAGCACTTACGATTTCGGACGACATTGTAATTGTCGGAGAGAGGTATTATGTCAAAGCAACGGCAACATTACTTGATGTGGAAACAAGCGAAGAAGTATCAGTATCAGCATTGGCAAGAGAGGCGGCAGATAAGAAGGGGATGGATGACAGCCAAATAACGGGTACAGCCTCTTCATATGCTCGTAAATATGCTCTGAACGGTTTGTTTTTGCTCGATGATACAAAAGATGCTGATACTGACGAATACCAAAAACAGAACAGGCCAGAAAAGGCAAGCGCAGCGCAGGTTAAAACAATTGAAGGAATATGCGAGAAGCACAAAATCGACATTGATGCTTTGTACGCGATGAACAATATCGAAAAGAAAAGTATAACAGCTACGCAAGCAGGGCAATTGCTACAGAGTCTAAAAAAGAAGTTTGGTGATGATTAATGAAATTCACAGGAAAGTTGAAAGAACCTGTAATAGATTTTAGGACAGGCCGTTTGACATTGCTATTTGAGACATATGATGACTTTAGAGAAGCCTATGAGGAATTGAAAGACAAAGACAAGTTATCGCTTGAAATAAAGCCTTACAGAGCTAAGAGGAGTTTAGACTCAAATTCCTATCTTTGGATATTGCTAGAAAAACTTGCTGACAAGATGGGAACTACGCGCTGGAAAGCATATTTAAAATCTCTTGAATCTCACGGAGCATTTGAATACATCCCTTTGCGAGAAAAGGATATTTACTTAGCGCAGTCGGTGTTTAGAATTGTTCGTGACCGTGGCTCGCAGGAAGTGGAAGACAAGCGTGGAAATGTTGAAATATTACATACGTTGCAGTGCTTCAAGGGTTCAAGTAAGTACAACAGCAAGGAAATGAGTCGATTGATACAAGGCGTGTTAGATGATTGCCGTGAGTGGGGTATACCAGAGGCAGACTTGCTCACACCGGATGAAAAATTAGAACTAAAGCAGAAATGGGGTGTTGATGTCGGCTAAACGATTATGGAGCATCTTCACAGATGATATGGACCACTGCATGTATACCGGAGTCTATGGAGTGGAACGACATCACATTTTCCATTATAACAAGCGGGAAAGGGATCTAAGTGAGAAGTACGGTTTTATTGCTCCCCTTAAGCCTCAGATGCATCCAAATGGCACATCCCGTACAAAAGAAGCTGATGGAATCGAAGCAGATTTAAAGAGTCGCTGCAGAGAGTATTATCTTGAGCATTACGGCACTGAGGAAGATTTTAGGAGAGAGTTTTTTAAAGGATAGCACGGTAAAAACTTTGCTATATAGTAACCCGTTGATTGCATATTATGGTTTCCGGGTACGTCACGAATATTCGTAAGCCATTTATTTCCTTCCGGTGTGCTGCCGGAAGGGGAAAGGAGGTCAAGTGACAGGGCAAATAGAGTTGTTGGATTATTTAGACACCCTTGAGAAAAAAGGGTTTGACATATTAGATTATATCCCTACGGGACGTGAGAACGCAGTCAGGAGAGATGAATTGTGCAGGAGAACCGGACTGTCAGACACACGCTCAAAAGCTGTGGGGTAGATTGGAGGAACTAATGGGAAAAATGAGCAGAGAAAAAGGCAAGGTAGGCGAACGGGAAGTAGCTGGAATCCTCCGAGATTACGGATATGACTGCCGCCGTGGACAACAGTTCTGCGGAGCCAACGGGGATGCGGATGTGGTTGGACTTCCCGGAATACATATCGAAGTCAAACGGGCGGAAAAACTAAATCTGTATGATGCTGTAGACCAGTCTAAGAGGGATAAAAAAGACGACGAACTCCCGGCAGTATTCCACCGGAAAAACCGCTGTGAATGGCTTGTGACAATGCCATTGGAGAGTTTCATGGAGGTCTACCGGGAGTATGAAGCAGGGAGGTATTTAAATGGCAGATGTAAAGTGGATAAAGATAACAACTGACATATTTGACGACGAAAAGATACTGCTGATTGAGAGTATGCCGGAATCTGACTCTATTATCGTTATCTGGTTTAAGCTTTTGTGTCTGGCCGGGAAGATGAACAACAGCGGAGTATTTATGATGAGCGATAAAATACCGTATACAGACCAAATGCTTGCAACGATTTTTAGACGAAAAGAGACAACGGTTAAAATGGCTTTAAACATCTTTGAAGATTTTGGCATGATAGACCGGATTGACAACATTGTGACTATCCCCAACTGGGGAAAACACCAGAACCTTGACAAAATAGAGGAACGTCGGGTATACGCAAAGGAATATATGCGGAATTACCGGAAAAAGCAAAGGATGTTAGCAGACTGTAATCAAGATGATGTTAACAGTAAGGTTTACAGTAGGGTCTATGTTAACCCCCTAGAAGGAGAAGAAGAAAGAGAAGGAGATAAAGAAGAAGGAGAAGGAGATAAAAAAGAGAAAATCGACTATCAGCAGATAGCTGATATGTATAACGGCACTTGCGTGTCCTTCCCCCGCCTTACTAAACTGTCCGAATCTCGTAAAAAGGCTATAAGGGCAAGATTTAATCAATATACAATTGAAGATTTTAAGCAGATGTTTGAGTTTGCAGAAGAATCGGACTTTTTGAAAGGTAGCAATGGAAGAAACTGGACAGCTACTTTTGATTGGATGATAAAGGATTCCAATATGGCGAAAATCCTTGACGGGAACTATAAAAACACCGAGAAGAAGGAATCCAATATTTTTGACGAATGGAGGAACGCATGACACGGGAAGAAACAAAACAAGTCCTGATGATAATACAAGCCACTTACCCAAACTACAAACCGCCGGACAGGACAGTCGCTGTGAATGCCTGGAACATGGCCCTAGAGGAATATCCCTACAAGGTTGTTGAAATTGCTTTAAAAACCTACATCAAGACAGATACAAGCGGATTCGCTCCTTCTCCTGGACAAATAATTGAGAAAATACATATAGCGGATGATTACACTGGGCTAAGTGAAATGGAAGCATGGACACTGGTATCTAAGGCTTTAAGGAACGGCATATACGGAGCAGATGTAGAATTTGAAAAGTTACCAAGAGCGGTACAGAAAGCTGTTGTAAGCCCTGATAATCTAAGGAGCTGGGCAATGGCAGATACGGATTCCGTTGAAACGGTAATACAATCAAATTTCTTGCGGACTTACCGGGCAACAAAAAAGCAGGATGCAGAGCTTAAGAAACTACCAGGTGAAGTCCAGATGCTAATAGCACAAACAATAAAAGAAATGGAAACAGAAAACAGTACATTGGACAGCCTTGAGCAACAGCTTATTGGCGGATAGGAGGTAAATTGAACACTGTAACAATTGATTATGAAAAACTGATAGCAGAGGTTAAAGCTAGAGGGAAGACAAACGGCTGGCTATCTATGCAGATAGCAAAGGAGAAAGGGTATATAACCAAACTCCAAAACAAACCAGAAGTACCGGATAATGTGGAGAATCTTATCTGCATGGTTCTGGGAGTGGAAAAGGGAACTTATATCCTTCCTGAGCCAAAAGAGGAGCCGAAACCGCAGGGAGAGATAACTGTGCTAAATAATCTACATAAGGACATCCGTTCTTTGGGTGCGGAGGTATCCGGGATAACAGAGAGCCTTGAAAAAATTTGGAACAAGATTAACACCAACACAATCCAGTTAGAGCGGATTAAGGATTATACAAAGGTGCTGGAAAAGGACGGATATGACCGTGCGGTGGATTTTTTAAAAGCAGCACTGGCGGACGGGAAAGTGAACGGTGAGGAAGTTCTTTTGCGAGCAGACTCTGCTGGGATTAAGAGGGCAGATTTAAACAAGGCAAAGAACACAGTAGGAGTCGACACATCGGTAACAGGTTACGGAAAGAATCAAAAAACGTGGTGGTTCATTCCAAAATAGGGAGGGCTTATGACAACAATCGAATTAAAGAACGGATATTACATAGAGATTGACCCGATGAATTATACCCTCAAGCAGAGATACACAGGAACCGGAAAGAATGGGGAGAAGAAAGAGGCTGAAAAGATTTGCGGATACTTCGGGAAAATCAGAACTGTTATTGAGAAGTACATATTTCTCGTTCAGCTTGACGTAACGGACGGTGAGAGCCTTTCCCTGTTGGAGTATGTAAAAACTATCGAACAGGTAAATAAGATTGCCATACAAGGCTTAGTGGAAGGACTACGGCAATATGAGATTCAGAGGGGGCCGAGGCATGGAAGAGATAAAAGCATGGAAACCGATGTGCTGTAAAAAGGCATACATGACAAAGGGGAATGCAAGGAGGCATGAAAAGAAATGCCCTCGTAATCCAGAAAATAGAGCATGTGCAACGTGCGGACATAATTTTGAGGAGAGCAACACTGTATACAATCCCTATCATGGCGGAGATCCAGGAAGTACAGATTATGAAGAAAGTTACTTTTGGTGTGACTATTATAACAAGGAGATAAGCAAGTACGGAATAAATGATAAAGCTATTCTACCAAAAACCAACTGTAAACATTGGATACCCAAACAGGAGGATTGATTATGGCACAGGATATTAAACACAGCTACAGCGGCACCCGAAAGACATCAGGCGGCTTCAAGACGGGGAACATGAATAAGTTCATATTTGCCGGGAGCAAACGAAAACGGAAGGTTAAGAGGAGGAAATAAGCATGATTTTAGCATGGGTATTTATTATCATTGTAGCACTGTTTGGATTAGGCATCACTGGTTTTTGTATATGGGGAATAAAAGAGGAGAAAAGCGTATCATACATAATCGGATTAATTGTTACTCTTGCAATCACGATTGCGATATGCGGCGGTACTGCCTATTGGCTGTATGGCACCGAAAGCGGTAAGAGGGCTATAAAAGATACACAAAGCAATGTGTCGGGTGGAATCGAAAGAACTGTAACGGTCTACGATTTCGAAGGAGATGTAATCCAGCAATATACCGGAAAATTTGATGTGGATTATGACTCTAAACGGATAAAATTTGATGATGAAGCAGGGAAAAGGCATGTGATTTATTATACAACCGGAACCGTGATTATTGATGAAAATTAGAGGAGATTCAATATGAGCAACGAGCAGTGGAAAGAAGACGGTAAATGTAATATTTGTCGAAAGCAGAATTACTGTGGTAAACCTTGTAAGGCAGCGCAAGACAGAAAAGCATATGAAATGAGCTGCTTGATAATTCAAGCTATGTTTAAGGCTATGCGGGGTAAATAATTATGTGTAAGAGACAAAGCATGTATTCCCCCTATTACGCTAAGATACAGGACCTACTCTTCCAGGGGATGCCCATACAGGAGGTTTGGTTGTATCTGCAGATATATTTCGGGATATACGCAGAGTTGAGGACGCTGTATCACTATATACAGGTTAGCGGATTACGGTGGTTTATACCACAAAATTAAAACTTTGTGAAGGAGTAAGATATGGAAAAATTAAACAGATGTGCAATGGAAAATGTCAAGAATCATTTGGTTGTACAGATGAGTATGTGTGAAAAAGCAGAGAAAAAGGCAAAAGAAGAAGGAATGACAACGGAATGTATTGAGATGCATCACGATATGTTCTGTCTGTATGCCGGGTTCTTAGCACAGCTAGATTAGAATTTAATTGAACATCAGGAAAGGAGTAATGAGGTTTGGTCGACCAGAAAAGCGCTTTTACTCTGAGTACAAATAATGAAAATATTAGTAGCCTGTGAAGAAAGCCAGGCAGTAACGATAGAACTTAGGAAATTGGGACACGAAGCATATAGCTGTGATATAGAACCATGTTCTGGAGGTCATCCAGAATGGCACTTGCAGCAAGATGTAGCACCACTGCTAAAGCAACATTGGGACATGATACTGGCGTTCCCACCGTGTACATACTTAACAAACGCAGGGGCAAGACACTTGTGGAAGAACCATGAACTTAATCAAGAACGGTATGAAAAGGGACTTGAAGCAAAAGAGTTTTTCATGATGTTTTACAATGCGGATTGTGAAAGGATTGCGATTGAAAACCCTACCCCAAGCCGTATATATGAGTTGCCAGAAAGAACACAAATAATACAGCCTTATCAATTTGGACATCCATATACGAAGCGTACACAGCTATGGCTTAAAGGATTGCCGCCATTAGTGCCTACAGACGTTGTAGAGCCTGAAAGAACCTGGTGCCCGTCTGGCTCGTACTCAAAGAAACACGGAGAGAAGCACCGGGGAGTATTTACAACGGATAGGGCGAAAAACAGAAGCAAGACATTCCCTGGAATAGCAAAAGCTATGGCAGAGCAATGGGCGGGTAAATGTGAGCAAAACTGA